GGTGCTTAGTCAACTTAAGTTAACACCAAGCCCCTACTATTAGATATTATATCAATAACAGGGTCAATGGATTTATAGAATAATGTTCTAGCATCTGTACCTAATTCAGTAAACCGCTCCATAGCTACTGTACTTTCTAAGCTGGCAGGAAAACCCAGATTATACTTGTAAAGCCAAACCCAAGTTTCAGGGGATGGTTTAATAGGACGCGAACAATAAATTTGCCACTCAGCCATTCTGGCTTGAATAAATTCTCCAGTTTTTGATATTTTTGGGCAAGCTTTAATGCAGGCATCAAACATTTGTTTGAACAATGGAATAAAAGAAAATGTATTATATAAACCTTTGGCACTTACAGCACAAAGTTCATTATAAGGCATATTCTTATTAGTTGCAAAAGTTCCAAATTTGTTTAGAACCCTTGCAGGTAGAGGTAAAAGAACAGCTGAACCCTCAACAGGTACAAATCTAGCTGAACAAAAACACACATCATATAAATTTTCTCTATGCTTAGTTTCGGCTTTAAAGCCTAATTTTTTCATAATTTTAGCAAAGTCTACTCGTTCTTTACAGACTAAAGCATTATCATCTCCTTGAATCATCATCTTAACTAGTCTAGGTAATTGTTCAGCACTACAATTCATAGCCTTGCAACACATATAACAATGTAACAAAGCATTTAAAATTGAATTACCACAACTAGTATAAGGATCACCAGATTTTCTTCCATCTGGGGTTTTATATGTTATACCGTATCGTGATTTGGATACAGTTGGAATATTAAATCTTAGTAGTTTTCGGACTAAACGGGGAGCACCACAATAAATATAAATTTCACGCTCTATCTGTAACAAGTATTTCCGCATACTGCTATCCCATTTCGAAACATCGTTCTCTATCCACTTACCGAATAGACGATGTTTAAAACCCCATTTCCCTACTTTCTCAGCTGATAAACCTGAGCTATAAGTAATGAAATTGTTCACATTCCAGACTTTCTTTAACCTTTTCTGGAAGCCGGCAAACCAAGGTCCACAAATATCAATGAACTCTTCTTGCCCCCCGTTAATAACGCGGGGTGCCTTTGCAAACATTTCATAAGGTGAATTATACAATAAATTTTCACACTTAAGAAAAGTTTTCCTAACACACCATTGTTTTGCCTCCAAACTACTAATATTGGAGTTTTCATCAATCCCTCTATAGATTAATTCTTTGTGTGTTGCCAATAATGCCTCCTTAACCTGTGGGGTTGCATTACTGTTTTTCAAATATTCATTGAAAGGCACAGATTTAACATTACGCATTCCTCCGAAAAAGAATTTCATGTTAGTCCGCACAAATCGAGTGAATGATTTGGCCTCCTTATCATCAACTGGGGTTAATTCGCAAGTAACTCTGCTCTTTACAGCGTTCAAAAAATTATAAGAATTACTGGAATAATTGATGGGTTTATAAGGATTATTCAAAGTGCTAGTTTGACTGCTAGATTTGATAATTTTGTCAAGGCCTTTTTTGACTTTAATTTTGCACCCCTCCCTGATAGGTAAGTGCAAAAAATTTGGACTATTACGCGTTAAAAGTGCTCCTAATCTAACGTTAATAGTTGGTTCAACAATTTTTTTACGCAATCCCATCAGTCTACTAATTAGACCTGACAGTTAAATGTACAGAGATACACAATACTGGAAGAATTATACTAACCTGCATTATTGGTACCCAATAAACACTTATTATTGATAATGTCATCAAGGTATACATCAACTTACAAAATAATGTACGCCAATAATAAGTCTGCTCATTTAAATTTAAAATTCGGGATCGCGTGGCCCATAAGGCGGGAAGAGTTACGGACTCTTCTCGCAATATTATTAAACTCACACCTCTAGCTATAAAACTAATATCTGCTGATTTAACATTCAGAACAAAAGTCATATAATAGATTGCAAATTTCAAAGATTCAACAAACGTCTCCTCAAGAAACATGGAGTTGTTGGTCTTAGTTAACCACCAAATACGCATAGCTGATAGCATATCTGTGGGTACCTTTTGTATAAAATGTTCTCTACGAAAATTCAACGCAAAAGCTCTAACAAAGTCTAACGTAAATATTAGCCATAAATACGAGAACCATGAGTGAGGTTGCAACGG